GTTGAAAGAAAGAATCGAAGTCATCCGTAACTCTAAGGGTGGTGCGCGGACCGCTCTCAAGAGCTCTGCTCAAATCGAGGCGCTGTCCCTGCACATTCAGAACGCACTGGTCACGAACAAGCTACAGTCTTTCGGAACAGCAGAGCGTGCCTCGCAGGCGGTAGGTGACATCATCAGGGAGATGGGCCCTGACGGTCTAGCCAAGTTGGTATCAGAGGAAGTCGATAAGCTTGTTTATGAAATGGCACCAAAGCTCAGGAACAAGACAGCCGCATACGAGATGTACAGAGAGCGCATCCGGAGCATTAGGGCAGCAGCAAGCGATGGCTCTAAGGCTGCAGCAGACGACCTTGACGACGCCAGGATTAGGCAGTCGTTTGAAGATACGTTTGGTCAATACTACGATGAAAGCGGCAGCCTGAAGGAGAACATTAAGCGCGGCGGCCTGCGCGAGGAATCGCACGAAGGTGCAGCTAGGGCAATGGTGGCTGTTGACATGGCATCCTTTGCTTCTGCCAACAAATCTGCAGCCAGGGTAAACAAGCTTCTCAGGGAAGTTCTCACCGAAGATCCACAGAAACTTGAACAGCTCATTGCAAAGCATGGCCAAGAGGCAGTGATGCAGATGAGAGAGTATGCTAGGATGTTCATTGGCGGAGGATCAAACGGCATCACGCTTGTGAAGGACAGTTTCCTATTCGGGTCTATTGCAAGGGGTTTTGCCAGCGCATACGATGCAATTGACCAGGTAGACGCAGAGCTTCGGCAGACTGTATCGTCAAGCGCGGAGGTGCGCTCTGTCACTGGTCAGTTGATGCCGCACCAGTACGTTGGTAACAAGACCCATGTTGACAGGGTTACCATGCTGATCAAGAACATTGCGCAGAAGGCCTGGTCCGCAGGGGACAAGCGTGCCAGCACAAAGCTGATGAAGATGGCACGCAAGATGAGGACGGCAGAAGACATGAACGACGTCCGTCAGATTTGGAAAGAGAGCGTACTAGGGTCTTCCGAAGACCTTGGCACAATCTTCAACACGAGGACAGATGCTTCTCGGATCCAGAAGTACCTCAAGCAGGCTATCGAAAGTGGCTTTGCCTCTACGGATATGAGTGCAGCCGAAAAGTCTGCTTTGTTCAAGTTCGTCGAGATGAGCGGTCTTGACCCAAGGATTATCAGAATGTTCTCTGGCGTTGAGGGGAGCGGTCGGTATGTAGCGATCAAGGCGCCCAACGTACCGTGGTCTAGGTCAAGCGCCATCCTTAGGAACCCAAACGTTGACGATGCCACCAAGGCATTTATCTACGAAAGCAGGGTTGTGCCGTTTATCGACATGACGTCTCCGGCCCTAGACGACATTGCACCAATGGCAACAAACTACACAGCCAGCAGGTTGCAGGAACTGTACACCCACTGGTTCAGGCCGTTTGGCACGTCGGCAACAACAGGCAATATCAAGAACAGGCTTGCCGTATTCCTGTCTAGGGGCGGCATCACCTCTGGCCAGATCGATGCTATCATGGACGAGATCGTACGTGCGGCAATGGATGATGGGGTTTCTGCAAGGGGTATTGCGCCAAACAAAATTGAATCGGCGTTCCAAAAGGCGTTTGATGAATACGGTGGTGTCGGCGCGTACGACATGTTCAAGCAAAACTACGTGGACAACATGGCAAGCAAGGGCGAGTTCGATTCCCAAAGGGCAATCATGTTTGCGTTCGAAGGAAATGCAAACGTTGTCGGTTACACACAGAAGCTCACCGGCAGGGCCAAGGTAATCATGCCATCACTGGCCAAGCTGACAGACGACATTTATCCAAACATCAGGTTTAAGATGAACCCGCTATACTGGATCCAGGAGTGGCTTGAATCCCCAACGCTCAATCGCATGCGCGGTATCAACGACGAAGTGCTCAAGGTTCTCACAAAAGAAGGAAGGTCTGTGGAGATCTCTGCCAACAGGATCAGGGATCTGTCTGCCGTTGGCCCAGAAGCTCATAGCATTGTGGACAACGTGTCATTCCTTACCGTGTTTAGGAACAGCGCACTCCAAAGCGCACTCGACACCAACTGGGGCCTGAACAGGAAGCTGCCGCTCGGCAAGACGTTTGGTGAAAAACTGTCTTTGCGCAAAGAGGCGTCTCGTGAGGCTGCCGCAATGAACATCGCCGCGAGGAACTTCTACGACACACTTGCTCAAAAAGATCCGCAGCTTTTGAACGCGTTGATTTCTCACTACAAGACAAGCGATTCGGTCGAACTGTTTGTAAGATACGTTGACATGCGAGATAGGTTGAGGAACACGGAAAGAGTCTTGTCCGACATCGAGGCGTCAAGGCCAGCCAACACTGGGTTCAGGAGGCTGCCGGACAAGAGGGGCGAGGTCATTGACGAGTTCAGGTTCAACGTTGTTGGCGGAATGGATCAAAGCGGTCTTATCCAAAATGCAGAAGACATCTTCCAATTCTATGTGAATAGCCCAAGGCAAGCAGCGGCAGAGCTCTCTGCGCAGCTTGAAAGGATGAAGGACGCCGGGTACGACGTATCAATCATTGACCCAGCTATCTCGGCAGTCAGGTCTGCTCTGTTTAGAATTGACGACATCAAGCGTGGCAACACGCGTGCGTTCTCTGTGGCCCTTGGGGCAGAAGAGGAGAAGGCAATCGAATCTCTGCGTCAAGCAAAAGGCGAACTATCTAGGGCTGTTGAGCGCCTGTCCGCATACTCAGATGAGGCGGCGATGCGAACGTACGTTGCAAAGGTTATGATGCTAGAAACTCCGTTTGCAGTAGGTGGACAGATTTCATATGAAGGAGGCAGGATTGCCGAAGCGCTAGCACTCGGGCACTCGTATAGCTCCGAGATTGCAGATGTTGCGTCTTCACTGCAACGAATTGTTGAGTCCTCAAAGATTAGACTGCAAGCTGAGTTTGGCCCTGGCGTACGGCTTAACTTGCGGCAAAAGGTAGACAACGTACGTCAAAAAGCAAGAATGTATGAGATCTTGGCCGAAGAAGCACGAAAGGCAGCTGGGTCTCTTGACACAATCGAGGCACTGTCTTCAGCAAGCTACTCGCTTTTGACAAACCACGGCGCAGAAGAGCAGCTGTACCGGGCATTCGAACACGTGTACGAAAAAGCTCTAAAAGAGGCAAACAAGATCACGTACTTCGATCCAGAGAGGACGGTGTTCGAGAGGACAATCAACCACCCGTTCCTTGGATTCTACCCGTATAGCTACATGTTCAAGAAGATTCTTCCTGAGCTGATCAACTTCCTGTTCAAGAAGCCGTTTGGCATGAACGCACCTGGAGCAGGATTCCAGGCGTACATGCATGCAAGAGATTACTTTGAGAACCAGATGGAGACAGACTATACATTCAGAAAGTTCATGGAAGACAACAGCGAAGTCGCGTTCATGGTGACACAGCTGTTCCCTGGCGTGCCGTGGGACATTTCCGCCCTGCCGCCAGCCTACGTAAGAAAGATTGCCACGAGCCTTGCAGGTCGAGACAAGGATTACACCTTGTCCGACATAATTGGCCGTGACATCATTGGCACCACTGGAAAGATGGGGCCTCTCACATCAATCCCCTCGTTTGTTGGAGCTGGTCAACAGATCATCGACCAACTTACAGGGGCAAATCAACCGAAGTTGCCCGAGTATCAGATTAAGCCTGATAAGGACTACTTCAACATAGGAGGATAACACGTGGAAGAAGTCGTGAATCAACCCGTCCCAGAGTCGCAGGAAGCTGCCACTCAGGACGACAACGATATCACCACTTGGAAGAAGCGTCTAGCTGGCAAGGACCAAGCTCTGACATCTACCAAGAAGCAGTTGGATGAGCTTAAGGCGGAGTATGAAAAGGTGCAGACCTGGAAGCTCCAAATGGAAGAGGCCAGCCTAACTGAGTTCGAACGTGCTCAACGAAAGATTGAGTCGTTGGAAAAGGAACTGCGCGCTACAAAGGAGGCCGAGTCTAAAGCTCGTCTTGCACAGGAGTACCCGACGTATGTTCAGTGGCAATCTAAGGTCGCAGATCTCTCCGATGAGGAGCGAGCACGCGAGTTTGAGGCGCTGATCAAGACCGGCGGTAAGCCTGCCGAGGAGTTCGTTGATCCTAATAAGCCTGCCAAGGCCACACCGGTCAAGGCAGGGAAGAGAAGCCCTGAGGATATTGTTAAGGACATCGCTGCCCTTGGCAACCCTTGGGGGGAATAAGGAGTTCATAGATGGCTACGCAGACGCGTGCGCTGCTCGATACGAACAGCTCTAACGCTTATTCTGCGCTCATCACGGAGCTCGTGGCTTCGCAGGCTCAGGAGAACCTGCGCAACCGACTGGTGCACGCAATGCCGGGTAACTACACGGCAGGACGCTTCCAGAAGGGCAGCAACGAGATTCGCTATGCGCGCTACCCAGACCTCACGCCGCTTGGCGTGGCGGACACCCTTACCGAGGCAGGCGCCCCTGCTGAGTACGACCTCACGGTTACGACCGAGTCGTTCGTGCCAAAGCAGTACGGTAAGGTTCTCAAGATTTCAGACCTTGCGCAGCTCGACAGCCCGCACGATCTGATCTCGATTGCTTCCGAGCGACTTGCTCGCGCAGCAACTGAGTCCATGGACAACATCATCCGTGATGTTATCAACCAGGGCACGAACGTTATGTACGCAGGAGACGCCGCTTCGCGTGGCGCACTCGGCACCGGCGGGAACGACAACGTTGTCGGTCTCACGATCAAGAAGGCTGTTGCGAAGCTCAAGGCTGCAAACGTCCCAACGTTCGCAGACGGCTTCTACCGCTGCATTATCCATCCATCGATCGAGTTCGATCTTTTGACGGATACCAGCGCTAACGGCTTCCTCGAGGCAACGAAGTACACCAAGTCGCTCGACCTCCTCAACGGAGAGATCGGCGCGTACGCTGGTGTTCGCTTCCTCGTTTCCCCGAACGCAAAGGTGTTCACGGGTGCTGGCGCCAGCTCGGCTGACGTCTACTCGTCGTTCCTCTTTGGTCCGGACGCCTACATTGTGGGCGACAGCCAGACGCTCCAGAGCTACTTCGTGGCTCCGGGCGGCGATCACAGCGACCCAATCGCGCAGATCGCAACGCTTGGCTTCAAGATGCGCTTCGGTGCGATCCTCCGTGGTGAGGGCACGACCGGCGAGTTCGATGGTTCCAACACCTCGACTGGCCAGCCGCGCTACCTCCGCATTGAGTCGACCGCAACGACGCTCTAAGAGTTAGCTAGCTGCGGGGGAGGGGCTTCGGCCTCTCCCCCAAAGCAACAGGAGACCACATGCCTATTACATTGAGTGCACTAAGAACAATTGTACGACGGGACCTGCGGGATTCCGGCGCCACCCCAACGTGGTCGAATGACGAGCTCAACGACATGATCAAGTGGGGTGTGCAGGAAGTCTCCAGGGTCCGACCACAGGAGACATATGAGACCGCATCCTATACTGCTCCGGCTGTCGGAGCTTTCTTTACTATTGACACACTCACGCTGGACAGCGTTTACCGCGTGGATGCTTATAACTCTGCCGGCAAGCTACTTCTTACGGTCCCTTTCTCGCAGACTACGGACGCTAATGGTGGATGGGACTTCATTGATGGAAAGCTGCACATGCCACAGTATTTCGTGCTGCCTAACAACTGTACGCTGCGGGTGTTTGGATACAAGCACTATACCCAGCCCACGGTTGACGCGTCCTCTATCGAGCTCGACGACGATGCTACTAACGCAGTGCGTGCCTGGGTGTCAAAAGAAGCAATGTTCATGCTGATTTCCGACCGCGTGCGGTTCCAGCAGTGGGCCGTCGCAGCTGGTGCTTCTGATACAAACAGCATGCAACTTGCCCAGTTGTACGGCGCAGCACAGCGCAGGTGGGAGATGATCTCTAAGGCAGTCCGCAGAGTAAGGAAGACCCCGTAATATGGACCTATCAGCAGCGATCACGATTCAAAGGCCAGGCAAAGCAGCTCTCGATATCAACAGCATCCGGGACCCCAACGCAGTTGGGTCTGCTCCATTGTCGGGGTACAGCGTAGAGAGCGTCGACTTCAGCGTTGTCAACGTCAGTGCGTTCACGGAGGACGCACCGCTCGTTGACGGTGTCGATAGCTACGACGCGTACCTAGGCGGCAGGCAGATCTCTTTGGTTGTTGCCGTGTACGGCAGCACGTACGGAGACTTCTGGGACAAGATAACTGCCCTGAACGAGGCGCTTCAAGCACAGCCAAAGGCTGCTGATACTGGTACATACCCGGCCCTGCCAGCCGATGGAATGCGAAAGCTGTCGTTCACACAGCAGAGTGATGCCGTTGCTGACTATAGCCTGTACATGCTTGTCCGCCCTGTCGCAATGCCCCGCTTTGTAACAGAGAAGTCAACGGCTGCAGGTGTGAATGAGAAGGGATATGCTGCCATGACGCAGGTAAACCTTATCGCAGAGGACCCATACAAGTACTTCTCGTCGGAGTCCACATTCACTAGAACCGGCAGCGGTACTATCAGCGTAATCAACCGTGGCACTACAGTCGCGTGGCCAACGGTGACCTGGGCCAATGCCTCTTCTGCTACTATCAGCGCTACGCTCGGCAGCGACACAGTGTCACATTCAGCTGTGGCAACCAGCGTAACGGACACGTTCAAGACATCTTCATCGACGAGTTCGGCAACGCTGACAGCATACGAGTTCTTCGCTATCCCGCCCGGGACATCGTCTGTGTCAGTAACTGCGCACTCTAGCGCAACCGTG